AGAACTGACCGTTGTTCTGGCTGATCATGAAGATGCCATTGCTGGTATGCACGATTGGAAGGAGGCTGTTGAAAATGGCGGTCTGAACAATGCGGTTAATGGTACTGTTACCCGGATGGATGCAGGTGGAAACCCCATCGCTATCTGGGAGTTGGAGCGATGCCTTTGTAAGATGGTAGAGCCTAACGACATGTCGTTGGACGGTGCCGAAGTCGGACAGTCGACTTTCACTATCACGTACTATCAGGCTAAGCTCATCGGACCTTGATTGATGCCGTGGCTCAAGCAGGTCCACCAACTGTTTGAGTCTTTACCTCTATTACCTGGGAGATAGAAATGGGACAGGAAGATACAAGCGGGCTGATTACTTCTACGTTCAAGGAGCTTTACGAGCAAAGTAAGCTCCCTAGCGGTTTGGAGTTTGAGCTTCAGCCAGATACCGTAGAGAACGCTCTTGCTGTGGCAGAGATTGACGATCCTCAGCCATGGAAGAAGAAGGCTCTTCAAGTTTTTACCGTTACTAAGAGTGTGAATGGCGTTCCATTTCACGATGATGACGGGTCTGTCAGTCTAGTTAACAACATGCTCGACACAGACATTCAGTTTCTTAGTCTAGCGTGGACCGCACAGCTTAACGGTACCAAGATGGATCTCGATGGAGGAGCTCCGTGCCCATCATGCAATAAGCTGATTCTTAACATCGATTACGGCAACCTTAAGGTTCATCATCGTGATACGCCAGCTACTGGTCCTGGAATGCACGAAGTTGAAGGCATTGACCCTGCCATGCTTCCCAAGACTCTTGTCGGTGGTAAGATGGCCGTGGCGGATACCAGCTGGATGAACGCACGAAAGCGTGTTACAGAAAAGAGTTGGGAAAATCTCGATGCCATTATGATGCACCGTATCATGTCTGCACTGTACGTCATTAAGGGTGATTCTGGTAACCGTATCGTTACCAATCATGAAGCTATGGCCATGCGATCTAAGGTTTTGCTTCTTGCTAAGGACGTGATGGATCAACACGTTCCTCATTTTGACTTGCACATGATTCTCACCTGTCCTCATTGCAAGGAGGATAGCATGATCCCTTTCACCCAGGGTCTGGGCTGAACGTCCTAGACCCTCCTGTCTTTTACATGGACCTGGAAGACTACGCCAATCTAGTGTACATGTTCATGACTGGTGTACCTGGTTGGGGTTCGTCTGGATTTTGCATGATGGGCCCGGAGGAACTAAAAAAACAGCGCTGGACGTACGTTAAGTACTGGGCCAATTTGCTTGTTAAGCAAAGGTCTGAAGCGATATCAGCGTTGTCTTAGGAAGGTGCCCGTATGATGAACATCGGCGCAAAGATCGTCATTAATCCGCTTAAGGCTCTTTGGGCCATGGCGCGGATGACGAAGTCTACTCGATTCCTCATCAAGACGTACGGATCGTGGCAGATTGCTTCGGCTAGGACTGGTGCATCAGTTAAAGAACTGATGAACATCGTCAAGACGGAGCGCTCTACGACACAGATGCAGCGTAATGTCAATCTGCTGAACCGTAGCGTTCGCACGACAACTGCTGCTGTAAAAGAACTTCGTATTTCTAGTAGCAAGCTGTACGGATTCTTTAGCGGTGGTAAAGCACGTGGTCCTGTTAAGTCACTAAAGAAGATCAATAAGACTGCGAAGCAGGTACAACACACCATCAGACGGACGACGCAATCGTCTCATGACTTGATTGCCACGTTTGCTGGTGCTATTGCTGCCATCGGTGGTGTAAAGCTAGCTAGATCTTTTGGCTCGTTTTTTCAAAGTGCTGTCGCTTCAGCAGCTCATACCGAAGCGAACAGAGTTACGTTTGACGCTCTGCTAGGGGATAAGGGCAAGTCGAAAGAGCTCATGAGTCGTATCACATCCTACTCTGCGGCCACTCCGTTCCAACGGTCTGACCTCATTGAAGGCTCTAAGATGCTACTTAACGTGACTAAGGACAATCTCGATGAAAACGAGAAGTTGTTCAAACTGTCTGCTAATATCGCTGCACTCCGGCCAGGTAAGAAGGTTGCAGAGGTATCACGAGGAATTGTAAACGCCACAGTTGGTGAATTCGACATTCTGAAGTCGTCGTTTGGCTTGGTCCTTAGAGCAGAACAGTTTAAGAAGTACGGTACACCAGGCGGCAAGGCGTACTCTGAGGCAGTCATCAAGGAGATTCAACGTCAGTTCACGGAAAAAACTGGTGGCGCCGATCTCGTTGGTGAATTGTCTAAGACGCTACAGGGTAAAGTCTCAACGCTGATTGATAATCTTGATATTCTTCGAGATTACTTCGGCGAAAAGATGATTGAAATCTTCGACATCAAAGAAGTCGTTGACGTACTCATCAAGGGAGCTAGCGATTTCATTTTCGCATTCCGTGGCCTGATGGGCGAAGGTGTCTTGAACGGCACTCAAGACATGGCAAGGTGGATGGACATTCATCCGTTTATCAAAGACCTTGCGTTTTTTACCGTTGAAGGTATGAAGAAACTTGAAATGTTCGTGTCGTTTACTAAGCACAGCGTTATCAAGCCTCTTTACGACATGTTTAGTAACCTGAGTGAAGGTGTACGTCAGGCTGTCATCGGGATCGGGTTTAGCGGGCTAGCGGCGTCACTCGGGACTGGTATCATCGTACCGACTATTACGATGATCGGACTAGTGTTTAGCGCTCTAGTTGCCGTATTGTCTCCGCTATCCTCGTTTATCATCCCAGGTATTGTTGCCGGAATTGGTGCTCTGCTCGGTATTCTACCGTCCGGTGGTATCGTCGGTATATTTGGCGTTGGATTTGCTGTATTCAGAAAGGACGGTGAATCTGTTGCGACCACGTTTAAGCGAATGGCGTGGTGGCTTACATGGTTCAAGGATAGCGCCGTCGCTGCGATGAAGGCATTCTGGACTCCGTTCATTAAGGAAGTGATGCCTGTAGTTAAGGAGAACTTCGGTAATACCATGAAAGCTCTAAACGAGCTGAAGGTGCCATTGCAAGAGTTCTTTGCGCAGTTTACTGGTCAGCGTGTTACTTCAATCAAAGACTTTGCTATCTTGGGCAAGGAGCTTGGAATTGCATTCGGAAAGTTCCTCGCTTGGAACGCCGAAAAAGCAGTCAAGTGGATTAACCGACTTACGGCTGTGCTTAAGTTCGCGCAAAGCTCTGGGTTCTTCCAGGCATACGCTAGTGATATCATTAATCTAGGTAAGTCGTTTTTCGGCCTGTTGACTGGCGCTGACCGTAGTACCAAGAGTCTAAAAACGTTCATGCTAGCATTGGCTGACGTAGTGACTAATCCGTTTAGGTTGATTATCGTCGGCCTGATTGATATGCTAGATGGTGCATTCAAAAAGCTTCAACCCATTGTTGCGGCATTCAGTACTGACATGGCAGAGAAAATCGGTTCGACCATTGAATCACTGAAGGGTATGAAAGAGACGATTAAGGAAGGGTTCTTGAAGACGAACATTCCTATCGGGTTGGAAGTCGAACCATTTGAAGACACGTTGTCTGTAGAAATTGACGGAGAAAAGGTCGCTGAAACTACTCGTAAGCGCGATATGCGTGCTCGTCATGGTGGCCGTGGCGGTAATCCGGTTAACCCAGAAGAATTGGGCTTCGTTTTGACGTCTGGTGGTGCGGGAATCAAGGTGGTTACTTCTGACCAAATCGTCGAGGAGCTCTGATGCCATCACCAATTGCGTTTCCTCCTGGACCATCATGGGTTCTTGTTAACGCAGATCAGCCTCTTAGTCTACCGGTTCTAGGTCAATTCGATCCAGAACTGCGTGTACAGAAGGGCCGACCTAAGTGGCAGTCAAAAGATGGCATCGCTGGAGGTATGCCATGGTTGAAGTACACAGGAAAAGGTCTTGGGTACTTTACGTTTGTATTTCACGCGATCTCACTGACAACGTTCGACCAGTACCCGTTGTTGGCATGGGAACGTATCAATGAACTAGCAGATTATGATAGTACTTTCGGCCGACCACCAAGAGTTTGGTGGTGGCATGGACTTCATTTTTTCGAAGGCTTCATCGTCGATATCCCAGATGCACCAATCAAGCACTGGGGACCCGGGATCATTAATTCTCGACTTGTCCGCGAGATTGGCCCGGTTACTATTACTGTTAAGCGCATTCCTAAGGAGAAGACCGAACTTTCTATTAGTACAAACTACGTAACTAAGACAGATGATACTTTGTACGAAGAGCTAGCGCTACAGCAGTATGGTGACGCTAGGTACGGTCATACCCTTGAAGAACACAATCAAGGGGTTCAAGTCGAAGAGACTATAGAACTACCGCGTAAGAATAGTGGGCTAATCTCAAAAACGACCGAGGTCGCTCCGTTCTTTGATGACCCAGTTGACCCGAGACTCTAATGCCACTCGGTGATAAACTCAAATTCGAAAAGTTCTCTGGACCAGAGTCAGAGATTTACGCACAGGTACAGTTTAAGACTTCAGGCGGGTATGATATTGATACCCAAGGTCTTTCTAGCGTCAAAGTGCGTTTGCAGCTTGGTTCGGCTGACGAGCTAACTATGGCTTTGCCATCTAGGGTCATGGACAAAGAGTATAACATGGTTTGGCGGCCGGATATGTCTATTTGGCAAAACGGTTCGATCATTCATGTTGACATGGGGTACGATGGTGAATTTACGCCTATGCAACACTTTGAAATCGTTAGCAGTACAAATCAGTACCAAGGCTCAGAAGCTGAGATGCTAACCATTCGTGGTGTGTCTGAGTTGGCACGTGCTGCTAGAAATCAGAAGCATCGAACTTGGGATCAGTCCCCCGGTGATGATCTTAGGGTTATCGATGATGTCGCTGCTGAATATGGCTGGACCGTCGACGTTGACGGTAGTGACATGTTGAATCTCAAGCAACGGGTTAAAAAGGCTGGGAAGACTGATCTTGATTTGTTGAAGCTTATCGCTAGTCAAGCACGCCTAGGCGGCCCACGCGTCGACTACTACAATACGCTATTCATGCCAAAGCCGGTGGTTGGTAAGCTGAAGTTTACTCGTGGTATTGGTGACCCAGACGCTAGACGCCTTCATACTCTAAGTATGGAGCGTGATGGTGGTGCCTCAACTCGTGTTCTTGTAGTTTCATGGGACCCGACTAACCAGACTTGGGTCGAGAAGGAATTTCAGGCTGACAAATTCAGTGGCGACCCAGTACTTACGTTTGAGGGTGCCAAGTCTGAGAAAGAACTACGTCTCAAGCCTGGCGGCGACATTAAGACTCAGACTTTAACCCTAGCGGCAGTCGAACACAGTGGCCATGGTAGTAGTGAGCGTGTAGATGTCTTGAACTCTGCTGTGTATGAAAAGGAAGATGGACTCACGGCAGAAGAGCTAGCCAAGCGATACTTCGAACTACGTGAGAAGCTATCTCGTTGGGCTACTGTTACTGTAGATGGTCATCCTGACATCGTGCCATACGTGTCTATCGAGTTGCAAGGTGACCTGGCAGAAATTGATAAAGGTCATTGGCTTCCGCTATGGGTTGAGCATACGATTGATAGCAACGGTTGGATGACTACGTGCCGTGTAGTTCGAATCGTCGATGAACGAAACTTCCCCGTCAGTTCAGTGGAGTCCTAGAGGCTTACGAAAACTTAGGGGGTATACTAACCCCCTCCCAAGGACCTTCGTGGCCTCCTGGAGTGAGCTAGGGCTACGAAAGTCCCTAAATAGGAGGCCCAAACCATGGCCCTTACTCCCAAGACCACCAAGTATGTGATCACGGCGATTGTAGTGATCACGCTTCTTATCGTCGGGTACGCTATGTACCAGAATGGGTACGCAGAAGGTGCGACTGCTGCTGCTGGTGCAGCTACCGCGGCCGGTGCTGCTGCGTATGCCACCGGACGCGAACGTCAACGCGTTGATGACGTAGTTGATGACGCTCGAGAGTTCGTGGCTGACAGTAGTCAACCGGTAGTGAGTCCTGAACCGGTTAAGAGCGTAGATAACGTTGCTGATAAGGCTAACGAGTTGTCGTCGTGATAGCTCTTATCCTATCTTTAGCGTTGGCTCAAGACTTGCCATTAGTTAAGTGTAACGATGAAACTAAAATGTGTGATGTACATGTAGAGCGGCTTAACGTACTTAACCACAAAGCAGGTCAGTACGAAGATGTCAAGCTTAAGCTTGATGACGCACTTGTCAAGATTAGCAGACTTGCTGACGAGCTGGAGAAAGCAAATGACACGCTATCTGAGCAAGATGCCAGGTTGCTGGCCCTTCAGGTCCAGCTTGCCGATGCCGGAATCAGAACCCAACAAGCTACCAGACAACGCAACACCGCCTACGTCATTGCCGGAACCACATTCGCCTCGATCCTTGGAGGAGGTTACCTTGTCTTACGAGCTACCAGGCGATAAGAAGCGTATCATCGAGAGTGTAGTCGGTCTTTTTGAAACTGGCAAGCCAGGTGGTGGAGACTACACTACTTGTGTATACCTCGCTGACGGTGCTGGTATCACGTATGGTAAGCACCAGGCTATTGACCGTAGTGGTAGCCTAGACGCTATTGTACAAAGATACATTCTACTTGGTGGAGTATACAGGGACGATCTCAAGAAGTTTCAGACTCTTCTTGAAGAAAACGGTACCGTTGGTTTCGAGCCTGATGATCTTCCAGCACAAGTGACAGATCTAATGCATCTGTTGTTTATTACAGGTAGTGACCCAGTCATGCACCAGGCCCAAGACGAGGTCTTTGACGAATGGTACTGGAACCCGATGGAAGTCAAGTGCAAGGAGCTTAAGCTAGAGCTCCCGTTAAGTTGGCTCGTTATGTACGACAGTTCCATCCATAGTGGTCCAGCCGGTATCGACCGTACTCGAAACCTGTTTCCGCAGGTCCCACCGTCTAAGGGTGGCACTGAGAAAGTGTGGACTACCGCGTATATTGAAGCTCGACGCGAGTGGTTGGCGACCCATAGCAAAACCATCCTGCACGGTACAGTGTACCGGCAGGATGCTATGCTTGATCTTGTAGCCGCTGGAAATTGGGACTTGACAACTCCATTTCAAGTTGCCAAGCCTAGAGCTACGATTACTTAGCAGTCGCGTCAGCGAATGTCAAAGTTTGCGAAGAATCAAGTAGACTGCTGTAATCAACACCACACTCTCCGCTTGGGCATTCCAACGCGGAGAGTACTTGCATGGGCTTGCTTCGGTCACGGTACACAGTAGTTCCTGGAATACCCATCTTCCAAGACAATCGGTATGCATGCTCAACGTCTTCGATAGACGCGTCATTCGGCATGTTGATAGTTTTGCTCACGCTCATGCATGTAAACGCACAGACTGCGGCCTGCATACGAACGTGCTCAACAGCAGAAAGTTTGTTAGCCGTAATCATCCACGGCTTACCTCGGTGCTCATCTGTGTGCCAAAGGTCATGGTAGGTGATGTCCTTTCCAGCGCTATCAGTACGCTTGATGCCCCAATCAAATGGAGGCTCCAGTCCACCAGAAATCGTTACTGGTGTATCAGCCCCAATAGCACGGGTCATTGTCCATCCAGCGATCATAGAGATCGTTCCAGTTGGGGCGACCGAAGTTACGCACGTATTGGTTGCGTATTCACCAGCTTGAGTTCGCTTAATGAGCGAATTCCAACGGTCTAGATGACTCTGAGGACAGCCGTACTTAACGGCATTCTTCAAGCGCTCACGGTAAATGGCAACCATGCGCTCTGCGTTCCAACCAAGTGGCTTCTTCCTTCCATCCTTGGCCAACTTGAATGACCCTTCCCAACACGTAAGAGCAATCTCTCCCATAGTAGTAGCTGCAAACCGTTCAGCATCAGCCGACCCGTACGGAATATGAAACGACATTAGCGCTTCAGCCAGTCCCATTACTCCTACACCGACCGTACGAAAATGATCATGCGTCATCATATCAATGTATCCAACAGGGGCGACGTTATGCTCCATCGCATCATTGATATAACGAATAGCTACATCAGCACACTCGTTCATTTTCTTCAAGTAGCTACTAAACGCAGAGCTATTGACGATGGTGTTGAATGACATACTCCAAGAGTCACCAAACTGCATCTTCAACAGGTCATTAGCTTCTAGTGCCGCAAGACGTGCGTTAAGACTAGCCAGGTTACAGCTGCCGCCAGCTGAGTTAACGTACT